CCACTTCCATAGGCAATGTTGTCATAGGGATTTACAGGTGTACGCCCTTGATTGCCGGAACCCCACGCTCCATTTACCCCAGATCCATTGGATCCGGCAGTGCCGCCGTCTCCCCCGTTGTGCGGTGCGCCGGTATTGGCAGTACTTCCCCTGCCGCCGCCGGATCCCCCTGCACCGGGGACGGTGGGTGATCCGGCTGACCCATTTCCGCCGGGCATACTCACACCAAAGGCACTGCTTGCGCCTCCGTTTGCTCCAGGGGCGCCACCGGCACCAACCACAATGGAGAAAGTGGCCTGAGTCAACACGACATCCCGAAGAAGCAAGCAGTGTCCGCCACCGCCACCGTGGCTGACCGATCCGCCGCCGCCTGCGCCGACGATATATACATCCACCGTATCGCCTATGGACAGGTTGTGGTTGGCGATGTTGAAGGTGCCAGATGCCGTGAATGTGGCAATGAGGACTTTAGGGCGAATCCGATCTATCTCGCGCCAGAGTGCATCAAATAGCTCAGTGCCACTGAGCTTGCCTAATATTTCGTCAATTCTTCGACTGTTTTCGTTGAAATCTTCTATGTCATAAAAATCTTCTTGCTCGGGTAAGAGCAAGCCAAAATTTTCCGTTCTGCGCCTGTCTCTGTTCAATTCAGTTCCACCTCATTCCTTATCTGGTGGTGTGTGTGCGGCCTGAGTTCGCCGTGCCTCCATCGTCTTAGTTCGCCATACCGCCTATAGTTCAAACTCGCCTCTAAAACGAGATTAGCCGGGATCGTGCGCCTCAGCATATCTACCACCACATCAAACTTCCTTCTAGCGATCAGCGCAACCAACACTTGTAGGTGATAGTTGTTATGATCCAGGGTCATCCAAAATTTCCCCCCTCCCAACAAAGCAGTCAACCGCCGCCTCAGCCAACGGTATGTAAATGGCAAGCTGTTCTGCTTCGCGGCTAGGATCGCAAATTTCCGCTCATCCAGCGTATCAGTAGACAGTGGGTGCAGGCCGATTATCCCTTCCCACCCCACTACAGCCGCTTCGCTCATCGTCTCCACAAACTACTCATCCAGAACGAAATATGCATAACGCCAAACTCTTTCAAATTCCATCTGCTCTGCATCGGCTATCGCCCTGAATTCTCGAACGCCCCGCAACACATGCGGAATGCGATTTATTATCCGTCTAAGCACTAGACACCGCCCCTCTTACCGGAATATCATCTACCCCAAGCTCTTTGTTCCGTGCTTCACCATTCAACGTAGTGCCGGAAATATCCAGGATTCCATTAAGGTTCAAAAGCCGGGTTTCTATCTGGCTGATACGGATAACTAATCGAACTTGGCTGTCCCAATCTGCGCCCCACTCTCTGGCAAGCTCTTCAAAGTAGGCATCAATTGTAGCTTCTACTTGCGCCTGCATCATGAGCCAATTGAAACCAGCCCGATAGGTGAGCCTAGTTGCGATGTCAATTACGGCGGTCTGCGCCCCCGTCACCGTCACATAGTGTCCAATGGGCGCAAAGCCAAGTCCTTCACCGCTATTAGGAACAGGGTCTAACTTGGTCTGTACAGCATCGATCAATTCCGCAGAGGGCGGACTGAAAGTGCTGTCAAGTATGCTGACCCGTACAGTGCCGCCTCCATTCCATGTCGGATAGATCTTACACGCACCAACGCCGGGCATCGCGATTACCCACTCTCTGTATTGTGCTATGTTCCCACCGGATGCCAGATGAAGAAAACTGTCAAAATATCGCCGTCGAAAGACTTCGGTTTCCTCTTCGTCTCTGCCGGGGATCAGTAGCTCTACAATTCGCGCCGACTGCAAGCTCTGACTGTCGATGAATTCAACCGGGATCAGCTTGCCCTCGCTTATATTTCCGACTGTGCCGGGCGTTTCGCATCGTAGCCTGTATGTGCCCTCCGGTTCCCGTTCAAAGGCCGCAAACGTCACACCATCCGCAATAAAGCGGCGCCCCATTAGATCAATGCCTGATGGCGTAAATTCGCCTCGCACAATGGCATGTGTAGCAGGTAGCGGCTCCATTCCGCGCTCTCTGGCGCGTTTTATGAGATGGTGTCGAGAGGCCGTATCTGCAAAAGATTCATCTAAGAAGATATCCATAGCCGAATACACCTCGTTAAGCTCTGTGGCGGCAGGGGCAACCGCCGCATGTACTATAGAGCCCTCGCGGGTATCCACGCGCGGATGAGCTCCTTTGACAAGGGCTATCATTCTATCTAGGATAATTTTAAATGTTTGACCAAAAAAAGACCCATTAGGGTCTCTTGGGATATAATTAGCCATGCTGGATCCTCACCATCATTTCCATTTCAACCAGCCCTTCTTCTGTATCGACCTTAAAAGTGACGCAAACTGCGCTTCCCATGCGTTTAAATTTAAAATCATGAACTCGAAAAATGCGATCATCTGACAATAGCGCGTCAGATATGGCATTCCTGATCTTGACATATACCAGCGGAACAGGCATTCCGATCAAGTTCCGCAGTTCCGCGCCGTAGTTCCAGCTGTATATCTCGTACTCGTACCGCTCTATGTTCAATCTTAAAAATATAGCCTGCTTAATCGCGTCCAGGCCGTCTAGCGTGAATCCTCGTGCAACATCACGCCCAAAGTCAACCTGACACGTCCGCGTTGGAAGCTTCACTTCATCAAAGTCATGCCTCAAATCATCTTCAAAAAAAGGTAGCATCTAGGCGTTCACCACCCTATTCTTGACTTCATACATCTGGCCTCCTTGTACCCGTTGCAACACAACTCGCTCGCCTTCTTTCAATCCGTTATGCACCGTGATTCTTTTGCGCCCTCTAACTGCGTGGGCGTGGACGGTGTAGCATCCGGCCGCTTCTGTCCGCCAGTTAACAGTCACGTCCACACTGTAGTCGCGCACAGCGTCAGTTAAGATCAACTGCTCTTTCCTCAGTATCAGTTTTGGGCTGATCTGTATAGTGAGTGGATTGATGCTCGTCACTTCGCCATATGTAATTTCACACGGCTTCCCGGCTTCGATGACCTCTTTCGCCACGCGTTTTATCGTTTCAAGAAATCTGCCTACATCAGACACGGAAGCCCCTCCTCCCAACTATGTCCACATCCATAAAGTGCTTGCCGCCCGAAAACTTGTGCTTGACGCGCTCTACGACCATGAAGTTCTTCACAATGATATCCCCTATATCCAAATGCACCGGCATAACCGAACCCCCGCGAACATGCTTAATCCCGAAGCAGTTTTCGATCCGTAGCTTCCGCGCTTTCTCGTTGTAGTGATCTAGCAGTACCATCTTTTTTGCCTGTAGCACTTGTGGCGTAGCTTCCGATACATTTTCATAGAACTGTAAAATGCCCCACCTGCTTTGGTTCACCTCGCCGTTTGCAACGTGAGTTTCCCGCCGTCCTAACTCGTGGTTATCCTGCGAGAGCACAATCCGGTTGTAAACATCTCGGTCTATGGTGGATGTGTAGTCAAAGTCACTCGCTGTGTCTTCGTCGATTAACTTGAGCATCCGCATGTTTTCGATATCCGTCAGACGAAGCTCCCCAAAATCGTCATATAACACATAGAGCCGCCCGGTGTTTTTGGTCGTGATCTCAGATGCGGTCTCTAACATATCCAACAGTGATCCCTCTTCCACACGCTGGGGGATTTTATGCCGGGTATCGTCTATCTCCCCAACTCGCAGATCAAAATTGGTCGCAATCATCCGAAGAAGTTCAGAATATGTTTTGTTTTCGTAAACAAGGGTATCCTTGTTTTTCAAGTAGCGGATTTGGTCATAACAGGTCACCGAAATAATCCCGCCAAACTTTCTGCGTTTGGTAAACACATATCCCAGAAACACATTTTCCCCATCCACCCGAAGGCGTACAGGGTTTCCTTCGTGGAAATTTAAGATATCATCATTCACAACGTCAAATGTTAGCTTTCCGGGACTCCCTCGCCGTGCATACTCAAGCGTGATTTCGCCGACCGTAACAGGCAATAATATGTCGTTGCGCCTGTTTTGAATCAGGATTTCACAGCCTACATCTAGCACGCCCTCAGCAGTGCGCAAATTGTTCTTGCGCCGCCCCGTCTGTCCGGTAGTGGACTCGTTTACTACCTGCGTGATCGGTTGCCGAGGCGGCGCACCCGGCGCTCCAAAATCACTGCCGGAGCCGTCCATCGCACCACCGCCCGGGGGTGGAGGCGTGATATCTCCAGCAGAACTACCACCCGATACCGGAGTGCCATTTGCCCAGTCTGATGTACGCATCCCGAAGCTCACGAAGTTTGATGGATTCAGTCTTGTGCCGCCAGACCGAATCTCGAAATGCAAATGCGGCCCTGTGCTGTTCCCGGTGCTCCCCACTCGCGCAATCAGGTTCCCGCCACGCACTACCTGCCCCGGACGCACTGCGTTTTGACTGTTATGCGCATAAAGAGACGTCCAGCCGCCCCCATGGTCAATAACCACAGTGTTACCGAAACCACCTTGCCAACTCGCAGAGACTACCCGTCCGGCTCTTGCCGCCAAAATAGGTACGCCACTTGGCGCGGCAATGTCGATCCCGCCATGGTTTGTAGAGCCAATCCCACCTGGGGATGAGCGGGGGCCAAAGCCCGACGATATTCTGCTATGTGACGGTACAGGCCAACCCCAAGCGCCCATATTCTACCTCTCTATCCCGGCAATCGAATCACTGTTCCGGGGAAAATCCAATACCCCCTAGCCGAACTCCCCATGCCGCGCTCTCGTGCCACGCTTTCAATCACTTCTTCGTTTAAATCGTAAAGCTCACGATGCCTTGTCCCATCGCCCAGCTTCCGTTGTGCAATGCTCCAAAGAGTATCGCCGCTAACAATCGTATATGTCCGCTGTGTCTTATTGGGAGCCGTCGGTGCGGGGCGCTCCTCTATCGTTGTAGCGCTACTGCTTCCGTCGGCATTGCTTTGGACTGTAACGTTTTTCGTACCATATTCCCGCCATTGCTTGAGCTCGATATCCACTGTCATATCAGAGCCATCTTCGGCGTTCTCTGTAATGCGGTAATCCTCTAAGGACACCTGCATAGAAGTTTCTACATCCCAAGTCGCCCCATTGTCCCCGGTGCGGATCACGGCAAAGGGGATAGGCTCTTTGTCCAGTTTGAAAGTTTCCATCTCGCCCAAAAAGTATGACGGTGGTTGAAATCCGTCCAAATACCGAGCAAAGGGGTATTGCCGCACAGGGAGCGGTGGCGAAAACGTAAAGTCCGTCAATCCCGGTTCCTTCAAGAGATTGATCTCCTTCCCGCTCACAAGGTTGATTGTCTGGTTTTGGTTGTTGATCCGTATCCGCATTCGCCGTGGGGCGATGGGAAGCATCATGTCACCTAGGAAGAATTGATACACTACGCATAAACCCCCTCAACACCAGCCTCCACAGCCTCCTCCACTCTGTCTGCAAGTTCTCTCACAAAGCCGTCCAGACTACCGCCGGATCCAACCGTGTTTCGCATGTTGGACTGGTCTATGGTGATCTCGACAGATACATTATTGATCGCCTGACGCTCTGCGATGGAGCGGAGGTATTTCAAATGCTCTTCCGATCTGTCGAGCGCGTCTGCCATCCTTGCCGTATTCGCCGCAGTGTCGCCTACGCCTTGTTCTATGTTGCTGTATGGATCATAGAATGGGTTTCCGCCTCCAGCCATTGGACTATAGTCCACTAGGGCGTTTCTCTCCCGCTCTCGCTGTGCATATTCGATCTCGGCACGTCTATAGGCTTGATTTGTTGCGTTTTCTAGCCTTCGTTGTTCAAGTTGTGCCGCTCGTTGTGCAATATCTGCATATGCTTGGCTACGCCGATCATCGAGTGCGTTATTTCTTGCCTGCCGCTCGGCTTCGTTTCTAGCTTGCGCGGTAGCGCCGAAAGTAACTTGATCAATCAAGCTGATGCTTACGCCTGGAATCCTGTTGACCGTGTTGATAAAGCGGTTAATGATATCAATTGCACTATTTATAAGATTTTGCAAAATCGTCAACGTCCCAGCACGCATGTCACCCATGACGTTTTGAATTGCCGTACTAACAGTTGCAAACGCTAAGCTCATGCGGCAAAGGAAATCCATAACTCTGTAAACTCCGGAAAAAAAGTCCACTTGAAACGTTTCCCACCAAGTCCGCAAGCCATGCATGGCAATCATCCAAGCGATGCGCAAACCACCAACCGCTTGAACCCACCTGTAAACAGCGGCAATAATAACACCAATCAACAAGGCGATCCACATAAAAGGATTTGCCATCATAGTTGCGAACAAGCCTTTTAATGCTCCATCCGCAACCCTTGTAGCTAGAGCCTTGACCCCCATAGCTGTCGCAAAAAACAAAATTGCTACTGCCGCCCCATAGAACACCGGGGCAATTCGTGACCAGTTTTCAAATATCCACT